TCAAACTATTGACGAATGTATTCTACCAGAGAGCACTAAGGAAATCTTTCAAGGTTTTCTGGACCAAGGTGAGATCCCCAACCTCCTGCTCTCAGGGTCTGCTGGTGTCGGTAAGACTACCATCGCCAAGGCACTGTGTGCAGAGTTGGGTGCTGACTGTCTGGTTATCAACGGATCTGACGAAGGTCGTTTCCTCGATACCGTCCGTAATCAGGCAAAGGTCTATGCTTCTACTGTCTCTCTGACCTCTACTGCTAAGCATAAGGTCATCATCATTGATGAGGCAGACAACACCACACCTGATGTGCAGATGCTTCTTCGTGCTTGCATTGAAGAGTTTCAAAAGAATTGTAGATTCATCTTCACTTGTAACTACAAGAATAAGATCATCTCCCCTCTGCACTCACGTTGCTCTGTTGTTGACTTCACCCTCAAGGGTAAGGAGAAAGCATCGATGGCAGGAGCATTCTTCACTCGTGTTAAATCTATTCTAGATAGTGAGAGCGTAACCTACGAACCTAAGGTCGTCGCTGAAGTAGTCCAGAAACACTTCCCTGATTTCCGTCGCACACTCAATGAGTTGCAACGGTATTCTTCTTCTGGGAAGATTGATGCAGGTATCCTTGGTGTCTCTAATGATATCAACATTGCCAACCTCGTCGGATATATTCGTAAGAAAGAGTTTACCAACATGAAGAAGTGGGTGACTCAGAATATGGACAACGAACCTATCGCTATTATGAGAAAGATCTATGACAATCTCTACAACCACTTTGATCCCAAATCAATTCCTGAAGCAGTGCTGGTCATCTCTGAGTATCAGTATAAGTCTGCTTTTGTTGTTGACCAAGAGATCAACATGGTGGCATTCTTAACTGAGTTGATGATGAGATGTGAGGTGAAATGAAGTATAAGGTAAACCATTTATTCCCTGTCCGATTCTGGACCTTCCAAGCACCCAAGGAATTGACCATGGAAACCTTGGAGAAGTTGAAGCAACTTGAGTATCGTAGTTACAACGAACCTTACGGTGTAGGCACGAGTGATCAGTTGCATTCAAGTCCAGAGTTTTATGACATACATGAATGGTTTCAACAGTGTGTTGACCAAGTGCATAAGGATAATGGATGGCAATGTGATCGCCTCGTGGTTAATAAATCATGGGCGAATCGCAGTGATGCTAGGAGTGGTCACCATCATTCACCACACCGTCATCCTATGTCATACCTCAGTGGTATCTTCTACCTCACAGAAGGGTCTCCTACGGTCTTCCTAGACCCTGTAAGAGATCGTGAGTGGGGTCAGTTTCATCTTGATGGTGGACCGCTCTCAGAGAATCGACAGTTTGTCCATCCTGGTGTAGGTGGACTTGTCCTCTTCCCTAGTTACATGGTGCATGGAAGTGTTGAGAATGAAAGCGATATAGATAGATTTACGATTGCCCTCAATACATTTCCTTCTGGTGTTATCAATGAGGGTGCATATGATAGACCCATGGCAGAGGTCTCTGTTAATGGATGGACACAACTTGATCCCCTAAACTTATGAATGTTAAACTGATGCGTATGCGGTCGGGCGAAGATGTCGTTGCCGACCTGATCGAAGAGAGTGACACTACTGTCACTGTTGCTAATCCTATTGTTGCTATCCCTAATGGGCAAGGCACTCTAGGGTTTGCTCCTTGGGCACCTCTGCTTGCTGGTCGTAACACTCCAGTGACTGTGCCTAAAGACTACCTCGTGTATGGTCCTACTGACACACAGGAGGGAGTGGTTGAGCAGTTTGAGCAAATGTTTGGTATAATTGAGACTCCGAGTAAGAAACTGGTCCTATGAAGAAGCAAGTGAAATCAAATTATTATTATATTTTCTGGGGTGCTGCAACCATCGCAGTAGTCCTAGGACAAATCTATGTTGGTAGTGGATATCGTAAACTGCATTACTCTCTTGAAGATCTAATGCGTAAGGTTGACGGTGTTTTGCTCCGAGCAGATCCAATGACCCCCAAAGGATTGATCTAATATGAGACAGAATTATCTACCACTAAACTTCTTTCCTATTAAGTGTTACGAGTTTCGTTGTAGTCAACTTCTGCTTGACAACACTCTAGGTCTTGTAAAAGATCTGGAGTATAAGTCGTTTAATGATCCTACTGGTGTCCTTACTTCTGCTGACATTCAGCAGAGAGAAACATTCTCCCCACTCATGTCATGGTTTCAGCAGTGTGTTGACACAATGCATGTTGATACTGGTCTTAACTGTGATAGGTTAGTTGTTAATAAGGCATGGGCAAACAAATCTGTGGGTGAATCTGGTCACCACCATGATGCTCACAGGCACCCTATGTCTTACTACAGCGGTATCTTTTACCTCACTCAGGGTGCTCCTACGATCTTCATTGACCCTCTCTTCCAGAGGGAGTGGGGATCTTTCTACTTAGACGGCACAGTCGATAGAGAGTTGGCATACCATGGTGGTGCTGGCGGTCTGTTACTATTCCCTAGTTACATGATCCATGCATCTGCACCCAACACTGAGAATGTTGATAGATACTCTATCGCATTTAATACTTTCCCTACAGGTGACATCAATTTAGGTGGGCATGGATTACCCATGGCCAGAGTTAAGACCGAAGGGTGGAAGAATCTTGGACCATTGAATTTAGATGAATATGCAAGGGACTGAAGTACATATGTTTCCTGTTGTATGCAGGACATACATGCAACCTGATAAGACTCTCAACCAACGTGTGATTGAATCGATGGATGGATATCCATCTCAACAGTCAAACTTTCCTGAGGGTGTAATCACTTCACGTCCAGATCTTCATAAGGTTGAGGAAGGTCCTATCACTGAGTTGAGACAATTCTTTTGGGACTGTCTAGCAGAGTATAGGTATGCTTACAAGCTCTACTGTGATGCCCTAGAGATCTCTTCCATGTGGTTTAATCATGCACCTGCAAAGAGTGGGTTTGGACACCCCTTACATAGGCATCCAATGTCCTATCTGAGTGCTGTTTATTATCTCACTCCTGGTGCTCCTACCTTCTTTGAAGATCCTGTTACACCTCGCACATCTGATACACTAGATGTCTTTCAAGGTGATATGATGGACCGTGAGTGGGGATGCAACACAAAAGTTGATGCAGAGGAGAATAAACTTATTCTCTTCCCCTCTTGGTTGAAACACTACTCAGGTCGTCAACTAGATACCTATGACCGTTGGACTATTTCATTCAATGTATTCCCTTGTGGTAACGTGAATGTTGGTCCATGGGAAATGCCACAACTTAAAGTTTCTATTTCATGAAGTATTTGAAAACACCACTCCGTTATCCTGGTGGTAAATCAAGGGTAGCAAAGATGTTGCTTGAGAAGTTTCCAAGTGAGATCAAAGAATTCCGTGAGCCCTTCGTGGGTGGTGGGAGCGTAGCACTTCTATTCTCTCAGAAGTATCCTGACATCCCCGTGTGGGTTAATGACAAGTATGAGTATCTCTACAGTTTCTGGAAGACTCTTCAAGAGCGTGGTGATGAGTTATCAGATACCCTTTACAACATCAAAGTTGAAAACAGCACAGAAGAAAAAGCAAAAGAGTTATTCCTCTCTGCTAAAGACGAGATATCCAAGGCGGATACTTTTCAGCAAGCTGTGCTTTTTTGGATTCTTAATAAGTGTAGCTATAGCGGGTTGACTGAAAACTCATCCTTCTCTAAGACTGCATCCAGACAAAATTTTACCACTCGTGGTGCTCATCATCTGAAGAGTATCTCTGAGGTGATTCAGAAGTGGCACATCACCAACCTTGATTACAATGATGTGATGAATGATCAAGAGAGTGAGCGTCTTGGTGTCTTCGTATTCCTAGATCCACCTTACAAGATCAACACATATCTCTATGGCACTAACGCAGAGATGCACAAGAATTTTAATCACGAATTATTTGTAGACTGCTGTAAGATCTGTCCGCATAAGTGGTTGGTTACATATAATATCGACGACGAGTTGAAGGAAGCATACAAAGACTTCAACCAAGAAGAGTTTAAGATTACCTATGGCATGAAGCATAGGGCAGACAACAAACTCAAGACTGAATTGCTAGTCACTAACTTCACTGAATCTACTCCTCTGGCATCCCTCTATGAAACAGTATGATATCCCCCTCAAAGATTATCTCAATAGCATCAATCTAAAGCAGGGGGATCTCACAGAGGATCCTGTTGCCATGAAGAAGTATCCATCATACGTTATCAACAAGTGTATGATGCATCATCTTGACACGTTGATGCACGCTAATCAGATGAATGCATGTCAGCATTTAGATAACGATCTACAATATTCCTTTTACCTATATAGTGTGAGAAAGTCGAAACGATTTTCTCCATGGGACAAGAAGATAAAGAACGGTGATCTTGACCTAGTTAAAAAATACTATGGTTACACCACTGAGAAAGCACAAGCGGCGCTAAAGATTCTAACCCAGGACCAACTACAAATCATTGCATCTAAATTGAATACTGGAGGTAAGAAATGAGCGACGAGATCCAATGGTCTCAAGACATGATGCTAGAAGTGACGCTTAAAGAACCTGATGACTTTCTCAAGGTAAGAGAAACCCTCACCCGTATTGGTGTTGCGTCAAGGAAAGAGCGCAAACTATATCAGTCTTGTCACATTCTCCACAAGCGTGGTAAGTATTACGTTGTACACTTCAAGGAGTTGTTTGCGTTGGATGGAAAGCCAACCAACATCACCTCGAATGACATCCAACGTAGAAATCGTATTGCGAAACTGTTGTCAGATTGGGGTCTGATCGGTATCGCGAGGGAAGAGGAAGTTGCTGACCTAGCACCCCTCAACCAAATTAAAGTCTTGTCCTTTAAGGATAAAGGTGAATGGACACTTGAGTCCAAATATAACAT